ACAGCAGAGCCAGAACTCAAAGTACCAGCAGTTTCTTCACTTACACGAGGTACATGAATAGTATCTCCACTTGCAACATCAGAAACATTTGTTACTTGATTCTTAATTCTAAATTGTCTTTCAGCGTAGTTAAGAATTGCTTCTTCCCACACCTCAGGGATAAACACAGCAGCTGTTGTGGTTGTTACTTCAGCCATTTATATATCCTTTATTTTTTCCTTCTCATAATATCAGCGAAGTTCTTTCTCCGATCTTCAGGCGATAAGTCTTTCCAACTTAAAACCTTGCCACCAGAAACGCCACCTCCACTATTATCAGTTTGAGGAACTTTATTATTAAATTCTGTTTTCATTTGTTCCAGAGTATCGGAATCTAAAGCAGACATTTTCTCCCTTAGATTCTCTGGAAAACTTTCGAGCAATCTTTCTTTCCTTGATTGTTCAATCGCTTGAAACTTCTTAGCATCAGCTTGGAACTTATCTCTTTCAGACTTTGTTTCTTCATAGAGATTTCTCCAATCTTCTTTCTCTTCAGCTTCAGCAACTTCTTTTTCTTTAAGTTCACTTCTTAGTGTCATTAATTCATTTTCAAGGCTTTTCTTTGCTTCGTTTAGTTCTCTAAAACGCTTTCCTGGAACACTATAATCTTCAGCTTTATCGGTGCTGCTTACGGAATCTTCTTTTACGTCTTGATTAACGACTGGCTCTTCTTTTACGTCTTGAGCTTTGACTTCTTGTTCTGACATTTGTAACCTCTTTAGTGAGTTATATGTTTATTGTAAATCGGCCACTTGCGCGACTGAAATTTGTTTTTAATTCTTTACCAATTACTTCTTGTATTGTTTTTTTAATATGCTTCACTACTTTAGGTTGAAAAAGGTTGTATCCTTTTTTCTCCCATCCTCGAGCAACATTAGCAGCTTCTTTACTTGTAAAGCCTACTGTCACAATATTTTTTCTTACTTCTTTTCTTCTCATGTAGCTTTCTAAGGTTGATCCACTTAAAGTTAAATCAATAAAGCTAGTATTGTTTGAAAATTTATTTGCTTGTTTTTTGAATTCTGCATAGCTTGAAGAATACTTCTTACCCTTTACAAGACCTGGCTTTTTTCTTGCCATTTCTCTTATAGTATTAGCAGCATCATCTGCTATATCATTAAAAGTTTTTAATTTAATATCTGTGATTTTATTAATAGGATTTACTCTTGACATTACAAACTTGTCCTTTGCGTAAGGTTTCTTTTTTCAAATACCTTTTCAATTTTATTTTGTTTATACATTCCTTTTTGTGTGAATCTCCTGAACTGGTGCCTACAATTAAAGTGCCCACCATTTTCAAATGTACCTGGAAATCTATTTTCTATTTGAGATAATGTCATTGGTCCAGCTGCTAATATTTGCATACACGTATTAGAAGTTCTAGTATCAATCGGTCCATTAAATACATACAATAAATCAGCAGGTGCGTTTTTTGCCATTTGCTTTATTACGCTTCTATTAAACTTTTGAAGCGAATCAGTATAAAGTGATTCAGCTTGAAATTTAGATAGAACACCGAACTGCCCTTTAGTTAATTGATCTACAAACGCTTCTCTTGGTAGTCCGTTAATTACTGATTCAGTGAACAAACTTTTCATATGTACATAAGTATCATTAAATTTTGAACGATATATATTTAAATCACTTTGCACTAAAGACCTCAATATTGTTTCATCTACGTCAGCAAAGCCATCCATATTTCTTAACGCATCTAAATATGAGTTAGCTACGTTTTCAAGTTCTGTATTAAAACCAAGTTGGTTTTCAAATAAATCTTTAAAGTCAATATTTCCGATAGCAACTAATATATCATTTGTATTTACACCAGATGCAATAGAACTGCTGTACAAAGACGCTATCCTATTTAAGGCTGCTTCATATTTATTTGCAAATCTTTCTGAACTATAAGCCATCAACTGCCTAATATCTCTCTAAGTGATGGTGCTGTTGTTTCAGCTTCAGGTTGCATTTCTGCTAACATCTCATCTATTTCTTCTTCAGTCATATCTGGATTATACTTTCTCAACCAGTCTTTTGGTTTGGATAAATTATTGCCCCATTCCCAAGTCCATTGATCTCGTTCTTCTTTAGCTGTCAATGGGAATCTAGGTTCTGAGAAATCAACACTAAATTCATCTGGTATATTAATACCATGTACTTCTAATATTCTTCTATCGGTTTTAAATCTTTTATTCTCTGCGTCACGCCAAATCATTTGGTAATCACCCATAACTGCTTCAGTTAAATCTATTTCCGCCATTTTAAGTGCCTCACCACTTACGAATGATTCCCTGCCAACAGACCACTTTACTTTTAAATTATTGTTATAAGCTACTGAATCAACATAGAAACGAATTGAATCTATGTATTGTGATAAGTTTCCACCTGGTGAAACAAAGTTGAATGAAGCTCCCTCTGGGAGAATCATTGGTTTATCAACACCTAATGCAACTTGATTCATCTGATCCACTCCAGATATTACTGGTTGGCCTAGAGCTTGTAATCTCATAGCCAATCCTAATTCAGTCATCAATAGATTTATCATTAGGTTAGCGTTAATAATATCTGTTGCTCCATTACGCATGAAGTCGGTTGTGTATGGGTGGCGATGGCAAATAGTAAAAGGCAAAACACCATAAGGATTGACATTCTCCTCATTGACTGATTCAATGTTTCCGTTCTGATCTACAAGAAAATGCTCTGTCTCAGACCAGTAAGCATATACAACTTTATTATCTCTAGTTTGTCCATGATTATAAATAGGGTATAAATAACCAAAAGGGGTTCTGCTTCTAGGCTCGAACAATGGCTCAAACTCTATTATCTGGTCATATTCAATTTTTTTTGTTTTTTCGTTGTACCTGCTTTTAATTAAATGCGAACCCAGTAGATATGTTAGTCTTTCAGCAGTAAGCATAGATTGATCTAAATTTGTTACACTCTCAAGATACGATTCGTTAGTTCTTGATGGTGTATTCTTATAAGCAATAGCTCTTGCATTAATTAGCTTAGATGTAATATTCTGTACGATAAGTGGTACTTCTAAACTCTTAATTGGAAAATACTTTGTTAAATCATTCTCCATTTGATGAGACATACCTTCATAATAAGATAAGAATCTATATCGATCCTCTACGTTCTCATGGGTTATATCAGATAAGAATTCTTTTAACTTACTTCTTACTAAATCTTTATTATCTACTATCATAGTTCTTTCACCATTGAATTGAAGTTGCTATTCGTTGAACTATTGGCCATTTGTATTCGATCAAATAAGTTGCTGCATCTAGACTATGCGTTAAATCTATATTGCTTTTGTCGATGCCACCATTGCGATCTCTCTGAACTTGCTCTAAATCTTTTATTAAATATTTACACTTTGGATCAACAGTCATTCTTACTTGACCATTTGCATCCTTTAATTTTCTATTGAGGGCATTTAATCTATCCCTGTGGGAAGGGTGGTTCTTTTTTGCATAAACAACATAACCATTGTCTTTGATAATTTGATGGTCTGAACGATGACTCGTTGTACTTCTAGCACTCCCTGCTGGGTCTGGATATATTTCTTTGACTCCTACCCATTTCTTTTTCATTTCTCTACATATCATTTCAGTGTTAGAATTTTGCTGTCTTATTTCATCGTAATAATGTATAGTCCCGTCACCATACACACATGCCAATACAGCACTCATATAATCAACATTAAAATCAATACCAATTACTTTGTATGTGCTTAACTCATCAGCGACTTTTACATTATCTTCTCTATCAAAAGCCCATGCTGCTCTATTTGCAGCTGTTTCAAAACTTGCCATAAATTCTTGACGATATGCTTTCTCATCAAGGTTTGACTTAGCAAGTTCTAATTCTTCTTCACTTACAAAACCACCATCAACAGTTCTGTACTGCCAAGACTTCCAATCTTTATCTTTGCCCTGCCCTTTTATAAAATAATCATAAAAATTATTATTACTAAATCCGTCAGGGGTGCCGATCAACAGTGCTTTTCCTTGCGTAGTTGTAAGCATCGGATAGATAACTTCCTCAAACACCCCTGGCTTTTGATAAGCATATTCATCTAAAACGCACCTACTCAATTCTGCACCTCTGAGGCTGTCACTTGAATCTGAACCTTTAATCGCAATCGTAACACCTGACTGAGTACAACTGAGCTCCGTCTCGTTTATCTTCCAGCCTCTTTTTCTCATAATCTGTTTTAGTGTTGGCCATACTGTTATTTTGCCTTGCCTGTAAGTCGGTGATATGTACCAGCGATTCTCGCCCTGCAACATTTGCCCTTTTAGAAGAAACGCCAACCCCAGTACCGACTTTCCAAACCTTCGCCCTGCCGTAATTACTTTGAACCTGGCTGGGTGACTGAGTATCTCTTTTCTTTCTTTTGTTAAGTAAATGTCCATTCATTTATATTTATCTTTATATTTATATTTATATATAACTCTTTAAAAAGGGTTTATAAACTCTTTACTTCTCATCGAGTACGTCATCACCAAACTCTAAAACTCTAAGTGGTTTAAATTCTTCAGTGACAATATGTTCTTTGCTTTTTCCTTCGGTTCTATCCAGCACTTCTTTTATCGCACCTAAATCACCACGCATACCCATTTGAATTAATTTAGAAAGCAGTCTTTCCTTTTGCGTTCTATCTTCTATCTCTGTATCTAATAATTCATTTAGAATATCTTTTGCAGCGTTTCGCCTTCCGTTTGGATTGCCTGATTGCCCTTTTTTCCATTGGGTTTTAGGATTTCCGCTTTTACCTTTTTCAAATGGCATTGTTCCTGTATCGTTCCTGTTTAATGGCTTTCAACTATACCCAAGTAAACTGGCTTATCTATTATATCCATTAATTGTTTTACTTTATCATTATCAATTTCATATACATCAAATTCTATACGCCAATTATGTGTAGACTTTAAGTTTTTAATGCCAACCAGCTCACAATTGATTGATATGCCTTTATCTTTTTTTGCGTTTTTTTGCATCTAAAGGGCACTTCTCTATGTAAACAATTCTATTTTCTGGAGAAGCAAAGCCACATCGCAACAGTTTTTCTTTATCATATCCACAAAAAGCACATATTCTTTTTTTAATTGAGCAAATATCAAACAACTACTTTTTCTTTTTACTTATCTTTTTCTTTTTATTCTTTTTTTTCATTTTACTTTTTCCGTATCCTATACCTTTTGGCATTAACTACCAACCTTTCTTTGAGCTATTTCGTGAGATTCTCCAAAACTCTTTCCACTTTTTAAATCTTTTACCATCTCCTCAAGATGTTTTTTACTATGGTGTGAAGCATGTATCCTCATATTTGCTTGATCCTCTTTCCTTAACTCAGATATATCTACACCATTTACTTTTTCCATTATCGCTTCCTTTTCATGGCTTTTTTTCTAATATCGGTATCGTGTTTCCTTGAGCCTTTAATAAAAGAATTAACCCTAGCCATGCTCCAGGCTGCCATTGAAACCCCAGGCCTTGAGCCTGAACTTAAATATGCACCTTGACCTCTTCGGTACACTGCAACTAAATCTGAATAAGTAAAATTCTTAGATTTTTTTGATTTTTCTCTAAGTATTTTAACAGTTGCTTTATTTAGAGGTTTTCTTTTTACTGCCAAGTTTTATCCTTTTATTTAATAAACTTTGTGGAACTCTTTTACCTGCTTTATACAAACTGCTAATTTTTCTTAAAACACCTTCTAATTCTTTTCTCTTTTTACCTCTCACCCCACTTAAATAGCTTTTGGGAATTTTACTTTTCTTTTTTCGCACGTTCTCTTCTCCATATTGAATTAGCCCAAGACCTTCCAGCATCTCCACCCCATAATTCCCAAGCAACTTTACCTCTGGATGGGTAACCTTTTTCACCCCTTCTAAAACCAGTTGCTTTTTTATCAACTTCGTGCCTTGCAAAAAAACTCACCATTCTTTTAATAGTATCAAGGCTTACTGACCTTCCACCAGCAAGTTGCCCTGCTCTTGCAACACCAACTGCAGTCCCACCTTTTCTACTTTTAGGCAAACTTTTACGCATCTCTAATGAGCGTTTTGCTGCTGATTGCACAGACTTTGGTGGTTTAAATGAGGGCAATTATTTATCTTTTTTTACTGGTTTCTTTTTAACAGCTTTTCCATTTTTATCGCAAATAACACAACCATCTTTTTTATAGGCTGCATCTTGCTCTTTACTTGGATTAATTTTGCCAAAAACAGAACCATCTTTTCTTTTATAATATACCATATTATCTCCTATTTTATTTTTTCTCTGTTAGCTATTACCAACCATTATCAGCAGCTTCTTGCTCCATCTGCTTTTCCCATATATCTCCACCAAACTTGATTGCTGGTTTTCCAATCAAATATTGTGTTTCTTCGCTTCCACACTTTTCGCACTTGGTGACTCTAGGCTTTTTATT